AGTTGGTCGAAAGCCATCCAGAAATCCAGGGCACCAGCGGGCAAGCTTGATAGCCATGCCTCTACATCGAGGATCCCCCAATGCAGAGCAAGCTTGCCTGCGAGCATTAGCCTTGGACTTCTTCGGATTTTTTTCTCAGGTCATCAACCTCTTTTGCTTTTCCGCGAGCAAACGGACGGCATTCACTCCACAGGAACTCAGCGAGAGCTAGATCCATGACCTCTATTTCCGACGCGCTGTCAACAAGCTTGTTTCCAGCTTCGTCCACAAGCATCGTCGCAAGCATCGCGCGTCTGGCTTTAGCCCAGTCGATGTTTCCCTCCTTGTCAGCGATAGCAAGTTCGTACTCAACGCCTTCCTTCTCGTTCATCGACTTGATGTGGAAGACGTTGCCTTCGTACTCGACCTGTTTGATGCTGACAGGTTTTGCCAACAGAGCTTTGAACTGCTCCTTATTCATCGTCGCCATCCTCTTCTTGTTTTGCTTGCTCATTCAAGACCTTGCGACACTCAATGAATCGCAAGTTGTATTCGGCCGGAGGTTTCACCGGGGATGGTTTATCGAGTCGATTTCTCTCCTCTTCGCATCCCTTGACTATTTCCGCGATCCGTTCGACTGGAAAATTGACCCGGCATGGGAGCAACTCGGAGTTTTCCGCATGGTTCAGGTACGCGACGTGGTATCCGTCGACGTACACTTGCCATTGAGTAAACTCGACTTGCTTCCCAGTGAAATCAATTCGTAAATCAGGTTTCAGTTCAACTGACACAGTCTCATTCCTTAAGTAGTCGTGGTAAACGCAGGGGCGGTCGCGCCGTCATACTGGATAACGTAGGATCCCTTCATGATTTCACCGATAGCGCAGTTGGGGAACTTGACGCTTTTCACGAACACCGTTCCAGCAATGGACCCTGCACCGGACGGATACGTGATCGTTGCTGTGACTCCGGCGTATGGTTCGCTAGTTGGAATCATGGCAGTCGTCACTGGTGGGGCCGCCCCCAACCAATTAAATTCGATTTCTACCGTAGGTGCCGTTCTCAAGTCGCTTGGACGCATGCGTTTCATGCCAGTTGTCCCGAGATGAGTGATCTCAAGAGCATCCGTTTCAATAGTGAGTTCGCCAATCTTGGTGATCTCGGTCGTAACCAAACCAGTACCTGCGATGGTGGCAGATTGGCCCGTGTCGGCAACAGTCAATGGCATACTAAGGTTCCTTATAGTGACAAACAACATCGAACGTACAAACGTATCTGGCTACTTGATTTCCGTCCGTTGGAGGTTCTTGGAAATACTCGTCTCCAGACACATACTCAACACCACAAAAAGTGTATCCGCTAACTACCCCTCTAAACGCATCAATCCCAGTCTCTCGTATTGCCTTACTTAACGCAGACGCAGCAGATCGCGTTGTAGCGTAGCAATCGACACTGATCCTTGCATGCGCCGCCTTCGTGACTCCTTGGAGCGTGTGTTCCCTGTCCGTTGAGATGACATAGTATGCAATCGCAGGCAAGGCACACCCTTGAACTAATATGTCCGGGTACATCCGCTGACCGACAATTGTCGACACAGCGGAGTATGACAGGAGTTTTGTTCTAAACGCTTCGCCAATGGCAGACACTAGTACTCTCCGTTCAAAACTGTCAGAGTACGAGTCGCCGCTACCGAATTGTTGCTGATGATCTTCATGTAACGCACACCCTCAAAGGGTTGCCTCGCCAAAGCAACGAATCGAGAGGTGCCTACAGTGACACTGTACGCCGTTCCCTCGTTGTAGACCTGCACGTAGGTTGCGTCATCGACAGACGCCTGGAACGTCAGCGTAGTACCCTCAAACGTTGCAGGGATGATGATTGCCAATGGGACTCGGTTACCCTGCATTTGGAGCGACGTGGATGTCGTTCCGCTCGTTGCGATGCTCACAGTATCTGTCAGTCGTATGTTCTTAGCCAAGTTTCAACTCCTTCGCTTGCTTAACAAACTCAGTCTCAAAAATGCCAACCGCTGAGGTGTAGGCGCGGTTAAGTGCTCGCTCAAGGAAGTGATCTTTTTCAAGTTCGATGGTGCTTCCAGGGGCAACTTTTGATTGGGTTGTTGCTTTTCGGACGTAGGTTATGGTTGCATTTCTGGTTCTCTGTGTAATTACTTGACCGGGTCGGCCCCAGTAGTAAACAATCCGACGTTTCTTCAGCACAGGCAGTCGGAAGTGCATCTTCTTTCCCAATTGATCTCCGTCCGCCTGCATACCGATGTACAGGATGCCACCTCTGTCGGACTTCATGAATTTTGAAATCACATGTTTTCCAGACGGTCCTGTGTCGAATTTTCTCCTTGCGCTCGCTGACCATTTGTTTTGAGGAGGAACGTTATCCTTCGACCATCGCTGTGTACCAGTTGGCGATGAACTATCTGGGTAATCACCTTTGGTAGCACGTATGATTGGTGCTGCCATCTTTTTCACCGCAGGATCAATGCACTTAAACTGCACTGCAAACGGCAGATTGACAAGTTCCTTCATGATCGCATCGCTGATCTGTACCTTCATGTTGATCATGTCGACCTCACCATCAGTTCGAGGTATCGATCAAGACCATCAACCGCGTTCACATAGGTGATCCCGTATTCTGTGCCGTTGTGGACAACCTGCATTTTGGTGGTGTATCCAGGTCGTTTCCGCACGCGAAACATCCCCACAATGCTCGCCTCGAGTTGCCGGCCGCGCATCGATTCCGATCCACCGCTAGGCAAGAACTGACACGGTTCGTCTTGCAAAAAGTTGCTCCACGTAACAACAGGTTGACCGGCAGAGTCCTGCGTTTCAACTGGTTGCTGAATGTTGCATCGTTGCCGGAATGCTGCCGTTTTAATTCTGTTGGGTCGACCGCTCATGGATAGGATGCCCTCATGAACCTTGCCACCAGTGATTCGTAGGCGCGGTTGTCTGTCATCCTGTCGTTATCACCTCGGTTGGCATCGAAGTAATATCCGATCAGCAACAGCATCGCGCGTTTTGCGATAGCCGGAACCAGCGTGCCATCCTGCGAGTAGCCGCATCGATAAGTAATCGTCCACGCGTCCCAGCGTGATGCGGTCGCCGGCATCGTTGCTTGGTAAGCGTATTTGATTTCCTGAACGTACAACTGGTACAACGACGTAGAAAGCGTTTGCAAGTTGTTCGCGCCATCGTAATACTGAATGCTTACGATACTTTGGATAGGTTTCTTTGGCAGTTGCAAACCGTCAGGCAGCACTGATGTCCTAACCTTCCAGTTTTGGTAGCAGCATGCACTGTCCGTATCGTGTTCCCACTGCTCTCTGGACTCACTGATTGCCAGTTGCAGTTGAACGTCGTGCGCTGTGTCCGACGCGGAGATTTCCAGTTGCTTTTTCGCTTCGGCTAGCGTTAGTGGTTCCGCTGTCGGCCCCACTAGTAATTCCGCTTGCATTTTCGTACTCCGCAACTTTTTTCATCCGAACCAAAACATCTTCAACGCCACCGGAAAGATCAAGCAGTTTCCCCGCTTGAAACTTCCTCCAGGGTTTGATCAATCGAATCATCGGACTCCTCCTCTTTCGCTTGAGACGCCACAAATTCATCCCATTGCTTTGGGTACAGATGCTTCACCTCAAAGTTTTCCGTGTGCATCGTCACCAACTCCTCGCAATGACCGATACGAATCGATGGATCTACGAAGACCTTGCGGTTCGCCTTCTTCCACTGACTCCAGAAGAAAACGTCGGCATCGATGCGTCCCTCTTCCCAGCATCCGTCCTGGTCGGGTTGGCACATAAACCAAGGTTTCGCCACTCCTTCGAGCTTCGCAACGTTGATGCACGTCAGTCCAAAATGAGCAGCATCGACCTCAAGAGGTTCACCGCTCCACAAGACCTTGGAAACCCCTTGCTTAAACGCCAGGAGGCTTTCTGATCCGCGTTTGCATTGGAACGATGCGAGCGCATCCAAGTCCTTTGTAACAGCAGTCGATATCAGCTGATGCAATTGACTGGACGTGAATAGCGAATCACTGTCGATGGTGATCATGTATTCGATTCCATCCTTGACGCACTGCTCAAACCTTCGCTGCATATGCTGGTGGTAGTAAACTCCCAGTGTCACCGTGAGAGGCACGTTGAGTTCCCTAGTTGCTTGCTCAATAATCGTTCGAGCATACGTAATCTCATGCCTCGCGCATGTCATCACCGCTCGTACTTTAACTTGCATACTATGCTCCTCCTAGCTTGTGAAACTAACCTACTACGACGAACGCTGCGTTCGACGAGTTTGCAGGGTTCTTGTACTCAGGTTCCAAGATGCCAACCGCACTCGAGCTAATCACGCCGTTAGTCGTGTGGGTATCCGGAGTACAGGTTAACCTGATGTAACGTTTTCGATTCTTCAAATCCAACGTGTACACTCCGACTGCACCGTTGGTTGTTGCGTCCTGAGTCACATTGAACGCGCTGTTGAAGGTAACGAACGAACTGGTCGTGTCCCCTTCAGCGAGTTGCAACGTGACGTTGGTGG